TACACGACCAAGCAAGAAAATTTTGATGATCCTGCTTCCAACTACATATTAGATTATGACGAAGTTTTTGAGGACGACGATGGATAAGATAGATACACAAGGGATGAGTTTTCCTGGTAGTGGTAAACCAAAATCAAAGAGATCATATCCACCACTAGTGATACCAAAACGAAATGTCTTTACTGATTTAGAAAGACAAGAACTAAAAGACATTATTAACGAGACACTTGATGAGCGAGAACAACGTAAAACTAATCAGCGCAACTCCTGATGCAGAGAAGCACATGGCATATTGTGCCCGTGTGTCAAACCCTAACAACCAAGAGAATGAAAAGTTCTCTGGTCTACTCAAGTATTGTGTTAAGCACCAACACTGGAGTATCTTTGAGCAGGCATATATGACTTTGGAGTTGAATACTACTAGAGGAATTGCAGCTCAAGTATTGCGGCACAGGTCATTTACATATCAAGAATTTTCACAACGCTATGCTGATTCTTCCTTACTCGCGGAGACGATCCCTCTACCTGAACTACGCAGACAGGACACCAAGAATCGTCAGAATTCTATTGATAATATTGATCCGTTTGTCCGTCAAGAGTTCCAGATCAAAATGCAAAAACACTTTGAAGACGGAATGAATCTCTATAAAGAGATGCTTGATGCATCGATTGCAAAGGAGTGTGCTCGTTTTGTGCTTCCTTTGGCATGTCCCACAAAAATTTACATGACGGGCTCAGTTCGGTCATGGATCCATTATATCGATTTGCGTTCTGCAAATGGTACGCAGAAAGAACATATGGATCTTGCATTGGGTGCTAAAGAAATCTTCTGCGAACAATTCCCTGCTGTTGCAGAAGCAATGGAATGGGTTTCATAAATATTTACACCAACAATTGAGCTATGCCAACATACCCTGTTATTAATTTAGAAACAAAAGAGAAGAAGACACTCAGTATGACTATGAAAGCATACTCAGAGTGGAAAGAAGAAAATCCGGGATGGGATAAGGACTGGTCAGAGGGATGTGCAGGACAGTCTACTGAGTTTAAGTGGACTGGCGAAGCCAAATCCAATGGATGGAATGAGGTTTTAGACCGTTCATCCAGGCAACCAGGTGCTAATGTCAGTAAAAACCGATACTACGGTTAATTCTTCTAATCTTTTTTTATAACGTATGACCTCAAAGAAAAAGTCTCAATCACCAGTTCCATTCGGAATGTCTAACAGGCAGATGAAAAGAAAGAAACCAATCAATACGGATTTGATGAAACCCATCGAACCGTTAACCGAAAACCAGCAAGAATTATTTCGTTGCTATAAGAACGATCAGAATATTGTTGCTTACGGTGCAGCAGGTACAGGTAAGACGTTTATTACCCTCTACAATGCTCTAAGGGATGTTCTTGATACAAGGACACCTTATGATAAGATCTACATTGTCAGGTCTCTTGTGGCAACCAGAGAGATTGGTTTCTTGCCTGGTGACCATGAAGATAAATCTTCTCTTTATCAGATTCCATATAAGAATATGGTAAAGTATATGTTTGAGATGCCAAATGATAATGATTTTGAGATGTTGTATGGCAATCTTAAGAATCAGGGGACTGTAAGTTTCTGGTCTACCTCATTTATTCGTGGTACAACTCTTGATAATGCAGTTATTATTGTTGATGAATTTCAGAACTTGAATTTCCACGAACTTGATAGTATAATTACAAGGATAGGAGAAAACAGTAAGATTATGTTCTGTGGAGACGCAACACAATCTGACCTTATTAAAACTGCAGAGAAGAATGGTATTGCCGACTTCATGCGAATTCTCAGAACAATGCCATCTATGGACATCATTGAATTTGGTGTCGAAGACATTGTTAGATCTGGTCTCTGTAAAGAATACTTAGTTGCGAAAATGGATTTGAATTTATGATTTTTGAGCATTGTAATTACCTTGGTGACCTTGAATTAAACAAGAAAGAAACTAAAGGCATCCGTCTCTATAACCTTCCAAATGGAGACTGGGTGCCTTCTATTACGTCTGTGACTTCTTTCTATAATCGACAGATCTTCATTAACTGGCGAAAGCGAATTGGTGTTGAAGAAGCAAACAAAATCACAAAGAAAGCAACTACTCGTGGCACTGACTTCCACGAAGCAGTTGAAGTGTATATGAGGAATAATGAAATAAACTGGGATGACTTCCGCCCTCTTACTCAGTTTATGTTTCATCATGCCAAACCATATTTGGATAAGATAAATAACGTACACGCTATAGAAAGAACTCTGTACTCAGAGTATCTTGGTTTAGCTGGTAGGGTTGACTGCATTGCTGAATATGAAGGAGAACTTGCAGTCATTGACTTTAAAACTTCTGAAAAGATTAAACCTGAGAAATGGTTAGAAAACTATTTCGTTCAAGAAACTTTTTATGCTGCTGCCTACTATGAACTAACCGGTATCCCTGTCAAAAAACTTATCACCATTATGGTTACACCTGGTGGAGAAGTAAAAGTATTTGACAAAAGAAACAAAGGGGATTATATTAAGTTATTGGTTAGATATATTAAAGAATTTGTACATCACAATATTGGGTCAGAGGATGGATAAAGAACTAGAAAAGGCATTGGAAAACAAGTTCTTTTGTCCCACCCGTTTTACGCAGGAAATTGAAACTCTTGTTTTAAAGAATAAGAGTATGACTTATATTGATGCTATAGTTCACTTTTGTGAACTGAATAGTATTGATGTGGAGTTCGTTCCTAAACTCATTACTAAACCTTTAAAAGATAAGGTTAAATGTGAGGCTCAGGAACTAAATTTCCTGAAGAGAAGTTCCAGAGCAAAACTACCAATTTGATTTCATTTTTGCCTGAAAAAAATTCCGGCAAAAATTTGACCCTATTACTTTTTTCATGATGCCTTTTGATGCCTATAAGCAATACCTTTCGTTAAAGAATCACTTTACGAAAGATAAGTATGACTATCACAAGTATTGTGGGAAGAGTCGTGCAACTGTCCAGTCTTTTTATAAACGAAAAGATCGCTTCTGGTTTGAGAAACTTGCCAGAGGCAAGGACGATAAAGAAGTAATCGAGTTCTTTATATCTAACTTTATTACTTGCACTGACCCAAGTAAACTCTGGATCGGAGAGATGATTCGAGAAGGAGAAGGTCGGTATACTGCATGGAAAAAAAGAAATCAATCACTATCATATATCTTTAAAGAAGAAGTAGAATCTATTTTGATTGAGAATAAGATAGATTCAGCGTTCTCAAGTCAGAAAGGTCACCCATTGATCTTAAAGGAATATCTAAGAGAGAGTATATCAATTGAGACTATGGTTATCCTTGACAAGATACTTGGATTCAGAACTAAGTGGGATAAAGATCTAAAAGATCCTGTCTGGGAAACCGTAAGTCTCCGAATGAAAAAATATTCTCCATTCCTAAATATTGATGTATTCCGTTATAAAAAAATTGTTAAGGAGGTTGTTTTAGGAAAATGAGTTTTTTTGAATCTGATGTTGTCCGTGCAGAAATGACGGAAATAAGTGAGTTACAAGACGATGTATATCGCAATGTTTTTAATTTCCCTAAAATGAATCGTCAAGAGCAACTTTTTCATGTGGGACTTTTAGAGAAACTTATTGATAAACAAAAAGTTCTCTATACCCGTTTGAGTTTGTCTGATGATCCTGAAGCAAAAAAGATGAAACAAAATATTATTGACTCTGCCACCATGATGGGTCTTCCATCTGGTGCTGATATGAACATGATCTTCAACAACATGTCAAGGATGCTGGACGTAATGAAACAGCAGATTGACAATGGTGAAGTAGACCAGTAGAATAACGAAGTACACAAAAGCCAAATCCAATTAATCTAAAGAATCCTATGTCTTTTGCAAATCTTAAAAAGCAATCCTCTCTTGGTTCCCTTACCTCTAAACTGGTAAAGGAAGTAGAGAAGATGAACAATACTTCCGGCGGTGGAGATGACCGTCTCTGGAAACCCGAAATGGATAAGACCGGCAATGGTTATGCCGTAATCCGTTTCTTGCCCGCACCCAATGGTGAAGATCTCCCTTGGGCAAAGATGTACTCCCATGCCTTCCAGGGTCCTGGTGGATGGTACATTGAGAATTCTCTGACTACAAATGGTGGTAAAGACCCTGTATCAGAGTACAACCGCGAACTGTGGAACAGCGGTAACGAAGCAGATAAAGATACTGTTCGTAAACAGAAACGCAAACTCTCTTACTATGCCAACATCTATGTTGTGCAGGACAAGGCTAACCCTCAGAATGAAGGTCGTGTCTTCCTGTATAAGTTTGGTAAGAAGATCTTTGATAAGGTCATGGAAGCAATGCAACCTGAATACGAAGATGAAACAGCAATCAATCCTTTTGACTT